AGGAATTGCTTCTGAAAGCGATTGGGTCGCTTCATTAAGTTCATTCGTTGGTATCGCCTCTACAGCCTTATCTATCATATCTTTAACATGTGACATCGTTGCTGCTGTCTCAGCCGTAGTTGCCCCTTCCTCAAAAGGACCTGCCAAATTTCTTTGCATTTCAGTAAGCGCACCCGTATATGCCTTTCCAAAAAATTTTGTAGCTTCCTTTTCTGACAATTTTTGTTCAGCCCGTTTCCCCCCACCAAACCATCGATCTATAAATTCAGCAATGGCGTCTATAGACTTTACAATATCTTTTGTTAAACTAGGAGCTTCATTAACAAGCCAAGTCTCTATTTGTTTGACATGGCCAAGGAGTGCTTGGCCCTCATCTGAGCCCAAAAACCCCTTTTGAATAGCAAGCTGCAATTGAGTTGGGAAATCAGTCATTCCTGCCGCAACTCTATGAGCATCGTCGTATAACTTTGAAAGCTTAGCCTTATCCTTTTTCTGTGCTTCTTCAATTGATGTTCGTTGTTTACTAATTTCATTCATAAGCCCTTCTAAACCTTTACCGCTGAAACCGCCTTTGGCAAACGTCTCTGCTAATTTCTTTTTGGTTTCCTCGGCAGTGAATCCGAATTCAGCAAGGAGATGCCGAGCCATAATCTCTGCTTGCTCAATCGGTTTGCCGGTGATTTGTGTTGTAATAAACTGAGCCATCCGAGCAAATTGTTGCGGCGGAGCCAGTTTTTCAAAATTCAAAATCCTCGCCGCCGCATCCGCACCCTTCCCAAGCGCCGCTTTCCACCCTTCGCCCAACTGTGTATTGAATCCAGCTACAGTCTTAACAACATCTTTACGCACCTGCTCCGGCATATCCCCCAAACCCAACTTTTTGGCGATATCCTGACTCTCAAGCGTTTTGTATAATGCCAACGTGCCCAAGAGATCGGTGTTATATGATCTGGTGCTTGTAACAAGATCCATCATATCATCTGATACTTGCTGCATACTAAGGTGGGGAATTGTTTTTGTCGCATCACGAGCTAGACGCAAAAATTGAGATGATTGTGCATTGGTCATATTATAACTTTTATACAACTGCCCCATATATCCGAGACTCTCATTTACTGACATACCATACACTTCCTGAATAGCAGTCAATTCCCGCGCAGTGCTTACCATATCCTTTTCTTTAATACCGGCGCGGGCCATGGACACCACGATTGCGCCAGCTTCATCTACCGATTTCATAAATTCACCGCGAAGGGTCGCCATTGCCTTTTGAGAAGTCCCTATGGAAGTGGCGGAGCCTTGCCACTGCGCGGCTGTTTGAATGCTCATAGCCCCAATTCTTTTTTGTGCTTCCAGCATTTTCATAAGAATGGCAAGAATACCGAGCAAACTCAGTTCAAGCCCTGCGGCTGAAGTAACAGTACTAACAACACCACGGGCTGTATTTGTTACAGTACCTTTTGTTTTATCCCAAATCTTATTTCCAGAGATAGCTAGGGCATTTTTTCTCGCCTCCAACTCTACCAATTTACCATTGGACATTACCATTCGCTTGGTGGTTTCCTGATGCATCGTTGCTAGCTTAACCCGTAGCTTTTCTAGGACGCTTAACTCTTCATATGCAACAACTTCATGGTCACTGGCTTTACTGATTGCCTCTCGTGAAGCACCGGCTTCTCGCAGAGCTTTTTTTAATGCATTAACTCTATCAATTTCACGATCACTAATAAGAGGATGCTTAGTTACCTCTTTGGCCATTTTTGAGTACGCGGCCAAAGACTGTTGCATAGCTTTCATTTGTTGGGCAGTTTTAACCGCAGAACTACTCATCCCCGCCAGATTCTCATGAGCAGTCTTCAGCGCCCCTTCGTCTATTTTAAATGATTCTCCACCTTCGCCTGCCATGTTATCCTAAGACCTCTTCCTCTTTGATATCGGATACGTCTATTGGGCCAATCTCGGTTTTTTTAATGTTCGGGTTCCCTTGAATCTGTTTGAATTCATCCAATGCTTTTTGCATTTCATTGGACAGCATTGGTCTGCCAAACAACCGGGCCGTCCGTGATTGCATAGCGAAGTCTTTATTTGTTTTTTCGTACTTAGCTATTTTCATCCCGCGCATTTCCAGTTCCTTTTGGAACATCTCCGGGTTTATATACAATTTCAGATTGTCCAACTCTGCCCGCAGCAGGTCGTACTCCTGCTTCTTACTCTTCTCAATCTGAGAAGTTAGCACGGCCTTCTGATGGATGTTTAAGTTACGGTACCGCTCGTCGGTAGGCAGAATTTTGAAATAATCTAGGATGGCGAGGTCGAGTTGGAAGACTCCTGATTCATCAACTTTTTTTTTACTTCGTCAAATCCCAATTGGATGCCCTTGATGAAATCCGTATACGCCTCATACATGGCATCCAATATGTGCGGGGACTTTATCTTCTCATAGAGGATAATCCGGGCCATCTCCGTGGGGGACGGATATTTCTTCTTTGTTTTGAAATAATCCTCGCGCTCTTTTTCATTCAAAATTAATGGCATCCCGTTGACATACATAATAGCCCGCGCCAGCGTCTCCAGCTCCTCAATAGTATATCTGGCTATGCTGGAGCTATGGCGATCTGCGGCCTCGGCAACCTCCATAATCTCCACCGGTTGCAACGATCTGAACTGTACCGTTATCTGTCTGCCTTCATCGTCTTTATAGATGGTAAAGACATTGGATTTGGTTGAGCCAATGAGGAATAGATCTTCCAGCGCCGCCGCTTCGTTGTTCGCCTCTTTCTGCTCTGGGGTTACAATCTTATCGGGGACAATGGGTTCACTCTCTACTGTCATAGACACTCTTTTCGTTTTCGATGGTACTGCTAACTTGTTCTCCGGCCTTGTACCTTTCTCACGGCGAAGGACATGGTCTCGATGACCTTTGCCCCAGTAACGTCCAAATCCTTGCCCCAGTTGCTACAGACTGCATCGACGTAATCCACAATGCGCAAACCACCCGGATCAGTGGGGAGCGTCATCACTTCTGTGATGGTCACCGGGAAGTTGAAATCTTCGAGCGCGAAAATCTGAACGCCCAACGCCTCGTAGATGGAGGCGGTATACAATTCAACGTGGCTCAGATCGACATCGGAGTCCGTCCCACCCCAGACGATCTCATTCACCTCAGCGCCTCGTGAAAATAAAATCTCACGGATGCGCTCAACAGTGCGGGTGCTTTTGGCACCGAACTTTTCAAACGATCCCAACGGCACGCCATTGACGTGGATTGAATAGGCATACCATACAGCATGCGCAGTTTTGGGTACGGCGGTTTGTGGGTAGCCCATCTGTCAGCTCCTTATAACGATAATACAAAGGTAAAGGAGATATCCATCCAAGCAGTTCTAAACGCTGGCATCACTCGGCCATACACAAGGATTTTCCGAGGCTCTACCGGGTCTTGGCTTACAACGATATTCGGATCAAAATTGGAGAGCACATTAGTTGATACTAAATATTCCATCATAGTGATGGATGATCCACTTATCGCTGCCAGCAGACTGGAGTTTATTGGCTTGTTACGATAGAGATTCCACAATCCTTCTCGCCAATACTTCTTGACGTAATCGGAGATGTCCTGTACGCCGAGATCTTCGGTGAGGGCATTAGTAACATCCGTTGTCAATGCCATAACATTGCGGATAATGCCGTTTTGTGACTGGGCCGGGGAAACCCCGTTTTGAACGAGATAATCGAGTTCGGCCTGCCGGAAGTTATCGTTGAAGGTAATCCCCGCAACGATCTCACCATGGAACGTATCGCCAATTGCCCCGGAGCAGAGAAGTCCCGCGAGTCCGGCGCAGTAATAACGATCATCGAAGTTGCCGGTTACACCGGTGAGCTGCTCCACGCTTGGAATAGCTGGGATAACCATTCGGTTGTTAGAGAACGCTTGCGCCTCCGCTGCGTAATCCTGGTAGGGGGTATCCGCAGGCATCGGCATAATAACGGTGCGTTCCTGCTTATTCTCAGGCTGCGAGGCGAGCACGGCATGGTTGAAGAGTATCTGGCCAGCAGGTACGGTAAGCAACGTTCCTGACGACATACCAATAAGGAACAGCTTGTACCCCATAATGGTCTCAAGCAGAGTAACCGAATTCACAAAAGCTGTTTCAAGCTCCGCCACCGTTGGGTTGTACTTATCCGCCCAAGCAGCCTCCGGCAATTGTAGAACCATCACGCCTTTTGAGCCATTGGTAAATGCAAGGTAGGCGGCATATGAAACATCGTTTACTGAACCATCGATGCGCAACTTGCCGCCGTGATCGGTGTAAACCAAATTGTCGTCGAAATAAAGAATTGGCTGGTAGGCGCTTGGTGATCGCGTCTCGGTATAGGTGGCGTAGTATTGGTTTCCACTGACCGGTTTGTTTGCTCCAAGCCAAAGAATGTTGTTTGTTCCGCCGACCAGCTCGTAATCAACCATATCAACATACTTCGCTATGCCGGGAAGATCCCCGACCGAGACGATAGTATGGACCGTATTCACCGAAGGGAGTAAATCAGTGCTCCCCAATCCCCTGGTCATCTTGGCGTTTTGTACTAAATTGTACGGATCGCCGCAGCCGATGAATATTGGATATCGTTGAAAAAGCGGCGGCGCTACAATTCCGGTGTCATTGACAACGCGGACGATAATTCCTGGTACTCTTTCGGCCATAGGATGCTCCTTGTATAGACAAGTCAAGCACTGCTATGGGAAAGCGTAAGGTTAAATGGATAAGGATCTTTAATTTACGTTAGGACTGAGCAGACAGAAGACAAAGGAATTCATTTTTTAGGCGGATACCAAAGATTGATTTCAGGCAGCACATCAGAGATTACATCAATGAGTCGCGCTTCCAAAGGTTCCCATTCCACCCAACTACTATGAACTGCCACTCCCACCGAAGTAGCATAAATGGGGTATTCTATGCCGGGTTCCATAATCTCACTCTCACCAGAAAGCACCGGCGGTCGGGGAAGTTTAATATCCTGCTTACTGAAATAATCTTTAGCAGCGGCATGAGTTAAGAAAATACAAAGGATGTCTGCAATGTTGTCCCGTTCTTCTTTAGTATTGGCGCGAACGGATAGCTCGACATCCAAATCGAGGTTGCCGCCGGAGTAGCGATACTGCCCGTTTGGTTCATTGCTCTCGTCGTATATTCTATTCTCGGCAAAAGTTTGTTCTTCGTATGCGCCGGTAGCAGATCCAACCAAAATGGCGGGGGTTTCACGAGCCACCCAGCTTGCTTCTTTTACCGCATACGGCGTTCTCGAAAAGGTGATCTGATTGGTGCCGTCGGTGAATAATATCTTACCCTTTTCCGCAGCCTTGAAGATAGCGCTAATGTAGCGAACAAGGTGCGACTTAATAAACTCAACGGCTCTGTACTGCATGGTTATAGGGAGCGACATCGTTATCTCCGCGCTACCGGTCTGGCCGGATTAACAAGCCCATCCGCTGCGATGCGTATGGCTTCCCGTATTCTCTCTATCTCTATCGGCGTTGGGGGCCTACCCAGAAAATTATTGAGGTTGGCCTTAAAATTTTCAGCGACATAATCCACCGTCTTCTGCGTCTCTGCGTCAATGGTTTTATTTTCCATGGCAAACTCCCATCATGTTGGCTGCACCCAACCTTCGATATCAATGTTATATATACTTGATTTTGGATCTAGCTCAGCCATATCGAGATGCTGTGATACCAAAATCTTTTCAATCATTATCGGCGTTAGATTTATTACATTAAACCGTTGCCCGGTGGATTCGCGGACAACCACATCGTGCTCTTCAATCTTCGGCGAGTATGGAGGTGGTGTCGTCCAGAAATCCGAGCTTGATTCCCGGAGCAAGCCACCCGCCGTGATAGTAAAGTCTGAAAGAACTCCGGGGAACGCGAGCAGAAAACGATTCGGAGCCAGCAAGCCTCGAATACGGGTATTTTCTTTTATCCATTGATCGAAAGAGAACAAGGAATTTTGGAATCCAACTTGATTGTCAACAATCGGTTGCATAGCCTCAAAATGAACCGCAGGACTAATGTTGCCGAACTTCAGATAGGCTGTGTTCGATACGTCAAAGGGCGGCGTATTAAAGATAATGTATACGCTATCCTCGATAGGATTACCGAGTGCATCCAATTGGTTCTGATAAATATCGAACGCATACTCTGTTCTACCAGGGATGAAGCTGTATTTATCCACAGCGGATTCCCAAACGGTAGAGACTGCCCCTGCGGTAACCGTACATACTAATGCCATCACATCGGGGTAGGTATTAACAGGATCAGTAGAAGCCCCCCACAACTTAGCGCGATACATACCGGTATCTGGATCGATTGAAAATGTATTCAAGGTCTTTTCAATAAAATCAACCCGTCGATCCGCCACTTGGAACGTGTCAGTGGCGCGGCGAAGCCGCTTAAGCAAAAAGCACGCTTCGCCACCGGTGGAAAGTAAATCAAAGTTCTGCCGCACCGCATAACTTAGTATGTGGGTGGATCTGCGGATCTTGAAGGGGGGAACCCAGTGTGGCATTACTTATCCTCGTGGAGCAGCAGCTCCCAACATTCTGGCGCTTTTAATGTTAACCCATACGGTGCCAACATCTTTAAAATCTCGTCTGTATCATCAATGAAAATAAATTCCTCCCCTGGATAGCGTGGTTTGATTTCCTCCTCAAAAACGATTTTTTTAAAATCAGCCCATTCAGTGGTATCTTCGGTTAATTCATTACTCTGGGGCCGCATAAAAAGGTGATCCTCATCAGGATCGATCCCATAATATTCATCCAACCACGTTTCAGTAAGCTCTCGGAGATCTTCTATACGACCGGTCAAAAATACGATATCATCAAAATAGTCTGCACAGGCTTCCAAAGCCTCTTGAGATAATTCTATTGGTGTGTCTTTGATTACTAATTCAGGATCAAAAAACTTATCCCAATCTTCCGAGGTTGGGTTTTCTTTGTCGATAAAGTGCAACCGGTGTTCAAGATTAGCGAGCGTTCCATCGATATCAATTACTAATATCACTTGAATGAATCCGATATTTCAAAGGAAGTTGTATCGCCTCTCCCCGTCCAATCCGGCGTTACCACATATGCTTGGAGCAAGTATCTACCAACAATATTCCAATCACCGGATTGTACCGTGTATACAAGAAATGTTAATCCCTCCAAGGTTGCATTCCATGTGACTGTGGATGAATCCGGCTTTTTAATGTTTAATTGCATCGTTATTGCGTCGGATATATCCTCCCCAACATCAACAATGATTTTTGTGCCAACGTCATTAACATAGTACTTTGAGCGAGGCATATTATTGATTCTCCTCAATACTCATAGTGGATTTAGTCTCCAACGTAGTTGACAGCTTCGATGTAACCGCCAGCTTAGTTGACAGCTTCGATGTCACCGCAAGCGTGCGGTGTATCTTAGATACTAATCCCTCGCCGTCCTCGAATGTTAATGTCTGATTGATAGGTGATTTCAAAGTTAATGTGTCTTCTTTGATAGTGCTCAAAATTTTCTCCATGGCGATTGCAAGTGTAAATGGGTATGAATCGACGATACCAAACGCATCACTTCACGTTTTATACTTGCTAATGTCCACCACCCGTACCCACGAGTGATTACCGAACCACCACCGAACCCACGAGTAATGACCTTTGAGTTTATCAAACGGGAACCCTCTTAAATATATTCACCCCCGTTGGATTTCCTTGATCGTCAAACAGATTGAAGGTAAGCAACGGAGTAACGTTATCCGGTTCGTAAAAAAACATCTGTACGCCCTTAACCTCCCATGACCCCCTTTCAACTTGTTGAATAAGCGCCAGCATAGTTGCTGCCTGATCCGTATCAGATTTTATTGCTGCTATATCAGCACCTTTGAATGGAGTGGCGTCGGTTAGAATATACGGCTGCACCGTCTTCGCTATCAAATCCCCCGATTCAGAGTCGGTTCCGGCGAAAGCGTACCTATCAGAACCGGAAAGCCCAGCGCCGCCGTCGCAGCGGACGACGTAATCAGTATCTGGATCGTAAACCGTGAAGTCGTATTTGTACCAGCCATCGCCAACCTCAGTCATCGAGTCGTCAGTTACGACTAAAGCATTGGTGGAAACATCTCGGATGCGAAGGGTGGGAGTCAACCCTGGCTCTGGCACGCCTGCACTTGTAAAAAAAGCGGTAACGAACATGGTAAATCTCCTATATTTCAATCAACCCGCAAGGCCGGTAACCGTCCTTGAGATTTATAAGATGAGTAAGCACCCAACAAACCTGCTGCTCGTTCTTTTCCGTCGTCAAAAGCCTTGGCGCTTGGAATCGAACCGGCGTATCGATGTACTTTGCATAATTGGCATTAGTATAATAGAGCCAACTGTTTTCGTTATAGTAGGAAACATGGGTTGGGTCCTGCCATGCACCTCTCCCATCGGTAGACGGCGTAAATGACATTACCCAACCGCCTGGAATTAGCACCCGTGAGCATTCTTTCATAGTGTGGATGGGGTCTTTCAAGTGCTCGAAGATATCGTAAGCGCGAATAACGCCAACCGAACTGTCTTCGAACGGCCACCTATCATTGAGGTCGCAGTTAATCTTAGCGCCTTTCAAATCCACTGATTCGTAGCCATCTCGTGGACTGAATCGTGCGCCCAATTCAATCTTACGATGGCCGTTCATATCTGCCCAGCGCTCCACCAGCGATAGAATGTACTTATCGTAGATACGATAAACATTCTCTTGAATTTCAGCATTATATCGAATCCAGGAATTATCTCCATGTACTCGGTAAACATACAGTCCTTTATCGATATGTTTAAATTTAGTGACCTGATACATGCGACACATGAGATCCAAATCATCCAAGACCCGCATGTCTTTGGCGTGTCCACCGATTTGCTCATAAATTGAGCGGCGAAACGCTCTCAAATGATTTGGTGCAAACCAGATACGGGAAATGCTCTCTGGCGTTGGCTCAAAAGAAATATGCTCATCAAGGGTATGCCCCCAGAACTCAACCTCGCGGTATTTCCACCCATAACGCTCATCAAAACGGGCAATTTTTTTGAAATCTTCAGTTGCATGGATGGTGTTGCTATAGACAAACCCGACTTCGAGGTCTTCAAACGCTTTCTGTACTTCTTCAATCGCGGTCGGCATTAGTAAATCATCGTGGTCCATCTCCAATAAAATATCCCCCGTGGCAAAACTACACGCCAGCGCCTTCAGCGGGCCCACCCATTCAGGTGCGTTCCACGCGATATGGCTTTTGACGCGGTCATCATCGAATTTCACCGGTTCGCCGCCGTTGTTGTATAAGATAACCCATTCCCAGTCCTTCGATGTTTGATCTAAGAGAGACTGATAGAGATCTCGAAGAAATTTTGAGTTATTGGTGGGAGTGAAGATCGACACGGGCATTATGCAATCCTAAAAACTGTCAGGTAGCTAAATGGCCTGATATACCCACTCACACTTGCCTGAACGACTTTACATTGAACCATCATCTGCGGAGACCCTGATGAGGGCATGACCATGACCCCTTTTATCGTATTGAGACTATCACCTGCAACACAATTCGTTTGTACTCCTTGGGTTCCCTGAGAAGTGAGACGACCCCACGATGAAAGCGTATTTATACCTAATGTATATTGGCTGCCTGTAAACTGCCCCTCTAATGTTGCTCCTGCCACGCTGCACTGCACTGCCCATTGGATACCCTGCGTTCCAGCAGATACGTTCGAACTGATAACCGCTTCAAAATTATAAATGCCTCCCTGCACCAAAGCTGCGGTTGTGAAGGCTGTGATATTCGTAAACGTCTGGGCAGTTAATGTTTGCTGCGCGCCCGAAGCCAGGTAATACCATAACTGCTGCTGGCCCTGATTTCCCTGATTTCCTTGGTTACCCTGATTACCTTGTGTTCCAGCTCCACCAGCAGCTCCCTGGTTACCTTGGTTGCCCTGAGTTCCTGTACCAGTGGCACCCTGATTACCCTGGTTGCCCTGAGTACCCTGAACAGAGGATTGATTCCCTTGGTTGCCCTGGTTACCCTGATTGCCTTGGTTTCCCTGTGTGCCCTGAACAGCAGATTGATTACCCTGGTTGCCCTGATAACCCTGTGGCCCCTGTACACCAGCCGCACCTATATTCCACGTTGCATACGTTCCAGTGCCGCTCGTAAGAGTTACATTGACAGTTAATGTTGTGCTGGAGTATGCAGTGACATTCCCTTCCATCCATTGATTGCCACCGCTATTCGCTATGCGGACTTGCTGTCCAACAACGTATGCCAACCCAGCTTGAGTTGTCCATGATTGAGCACCAGTCGCTACCGCGACCGACGTTACAGATGTTGCATAATACCCAGCGCCCTGGTTTCCCTGTGTGCCAGCGCCTCCAGCAGCACCCTGGTTGCCTTGGTTACCCTGTGTTCCAGCGCCGCCTGCTGCGCCCTGATTGCCCTGATTGCCCTGCGTACCAGAGCCGGTAGACCCTTGGTTTCCCTGATTGCCTTGGGTGCCCTGCACTGATGACTGATTGCCTTGGTTGCCCTGGTTACCCTGATTTCCTTGTGGGCCATTAATTCCTATAGGACCTTGGACACCAGCAACTCCTATATTCCATGTAGCGACTGTTCCAGAACCCGAGGCAATACTCATATTAACTGTTAACGTTGTGCCAGAGTACGCAGTAACCGTCCCCTCCATCCACTGAGGACCACCGCTGTTAGCTATACGAACTTGCTGACCAACCACATAAGCAAGGCCAGCCTGAGTAGTCCACGATTGAGATCCGGTCGCTACCGTGACTGATGTTGTGGATGTTGCATAATATCCGGAACCCTGAGCGCCCTGGTTACCCTGGTTTCCCTGATTGCCTTGAGTACCAGCGCCTCCCGCTGCACCTTGGTTTCCTTGATTGCCCTGAGTACCTGCACCACCAGCCGCGCCCTGGTTGCCTTGCGTACCTGCCCCACCTGTATTGCCTTGGTTGCCCTGGTTACCCTGATTGCCTTGAGTACCAGCGCCTCCCGCTGCACCTTGGTTGCCTTGATTGCCTTGAGTTCCTGCGCCACCTGCTGCACCCTGGTTTCCTTGATTGCCCTGTGTGCCAGCGCCTCCGGCAGCTCCCTGATTTCCCTGGTTACCTTGATTACCCTGGGTACCTGCGCCTCCGGCGGCACCTTGGTTACCTTGATTACCCTGGGTACCTGCGCCTCCGGCGGCACCTTGGTTGCCTTGATTTCCTTGAGTACCCGCGCCTCCGGCGGCTCCCTGATTACCTTGATTTCCTTGTGTACCTGCACCACCAGTAGCGCCCTGCGGTCCTTGAACACCCGCGACGCTTAAATTCCAATCGGCTTTTGTCCCAGACCCACCGGTAAGCGTCACATTTATGGTTAGCGTCGTTCCTGAATAGCTGGTAACTTGTCCTTCCATCCAATTAGTAGGGTCACTTGCACTAACGGCACGTGCTATATCACCAGCCACATACGCCAAACCTGCTTGAGTGGTGAATGCTTTAGAACCGGTGCCATTGAGAAACGACGTTGTGGACGTGGCGTAATAACCAGCGCCCTGCGCTCCTTGATTGCCCTGATTTCCTTGCGTACCAGCTCCACCAGTATTACCTTGGTTGCCCTGATTACCTTGAGTACCAGCACTACCTGCCGCGCCTTGGTTCCCCTGGTTGCCTTGGTTTCCTTGAGTACCAGCACCACCGGCAGCACCCTGGTTGCCTTGATTGCCTTGGGTACCGGCTCCACCAGCGTTTCCTTGATTTCCCTGGTTACCCTGATTCCCTTGGGTGCCTGCACCGCCTGCTGCTCCTTGATTGCCTTGAGTGCCAGCGCCACCAGCGGCACCTTGATTTCCCTGGTTTCCCTGGGTACCAGCACCGCCTGCTGCACCTTGATTGCCCTGATTACCCTGTGTCCCCGCTCCACCAGCGGCCCCTTGATTCCCTTGATTGCCTTGAGGACCAGTCCCACCGGTAGACCCAGTCGCTCCTTGAGGTCCTTGAACTCCAGCTACACTTAAATTCCAGTCCGCTTTAGTTCCAGATCCATTGGTGAGGGTTACATTGATGGTCAACGTTGTGCCGGAATATGAAGTAACCTGGCCTTCCATCCAGTTAGTGGGGTCACTGGCACTAACCGCTCGGGCCATGTCTCCAGCCACGTAAGCGAGGCCAGCCTGAGTAGTGAACGCTTTAGAACCAGTTCCGTTTAAGAATGATGTTGTAGACGTTGCATAGTAGCCAGCACCTTGAGCACCCTGATTACCCTGATTGCCCTGTGGACCGGCAACCGATGATTGATTACCCTGATTGCCCTGGTTCCCCTGGTTGCCCTGTGGTCCCACTACCGAGGATTGATTGCCTTGGTTTCCCTGGTTACCCTGATTGCCCTGATAACCTTGCGGTCCCTGAATGGTTGTCGGGCCAGTATTGGTAAAAAATGAAGTCGTCATTCCATCGACTCCCGCCGAATAATCATACTCAAATCAGACAAGTTCACCGCCGAATCGCCGTCACTCGCAAAATTCGTCGCCCACGATAATGCATTAACATTGTTAACGGTGGCGTCGCCTAAACTTCCGGTTAGCGTTGTGGCGGCGTTCATGTAAATCTTTGAGCCGTTCGCTGCACGGACACCCCAACCACCGTTTCCAGTGCCTACGGCACCTTCGAGACGGAAGGAAGCAGGCCCCATAATATGAAGACCATCACCAGTGTTGTCACTGATGTTTATAGTGCCGATTAGGAGCACACTAGATGTTATGTTATAGTAATTGCTAATATTTCCATATAATATTACTCCATGAGCATTGCTTGTATCAGTTAGATTGATAATTCTAAATGACTGACAATTTGAAAAAGCTACACCACCACCATCATTGCTTGTGGTATAAACATTCTTTATGAACCCTACTTTGACTCCTTCAAAACAGATACCTCCTTGATTAATAGGTGTACCGTTATTGTTGTCAACATACCAATCCGAACAATCGTATATATAAGCTACCGACAACACCGCAAAAGCATAGCAACCACCACCAGTCCCAGTATTGAATACTAAAATCCTAGAAAATTCAGTCAAAGCAGGAACAATAAAGGCAAGTAACCCAGAATATGATTGGCCATTAACAACAAAATCGGTTATTGTCATTCCTATATTCAAATCTTGACTATACAATCCATAAAATCCACCAGTAATACTAATAAAAGAAAAAGTAGGTACTGATGTTTGGTAAAGGTCAATACCGTCATAACCGTCAGGAGGAGTTACAGCGAATTGAGTAATAGTAATACCAGCAGAAGGCATATCACTAATACCACTATTATTTACTACCTGAATTACCCCCCATCCCAGAACTGACTCAGAAGGAACAGCATTAAGAATAGTGGACCAGTTCATGATCTGATAAGTTTTACCGTTCAATGTACTTGCAGAAGCACCAACAAGTTCCAGCGTTGTAACAGTATTTTTTCTGACAATCTGATACACCCCATTTACATAACAAATCTTACCTCTAAGTGCATTAACAGCCCAACTCTGAGTAGAATCACCACCTGTTCTAAAATCACCGGTTCCACTGTTGAAGGTACCAGAACCAGTACCGCCGCCTACCGGTGTATAGTTAATGAAGTTTGCACCTGTAATGGTTAAAGAAGAACCAGCTTGACCTGTTACCTGTACCCTTCCGTCTAAACTAAACCCGGTAAAAGTCCCCGGGCCAACGTCGATAGTGATGGCAGTTCGAATCTGGATAGGAAGCTTGTCTATCGCTGCCTGGATGGTCAACAGAGCAGTTCCTACCGTCAGCCCATCATTACTGTCATTTCCGGTTGTACGGACATAATAGGTAAAGCTCGTCGTGGTATAAACGTTTGCTTGGTTGCCTTGATTTCCTTGAGGTCCTTGGGGACCGGGAACAGTCGAAGCATTGCCTTGGTTACCTTGGTTACCTTGAGGACCAACTCCTCCGGTACTGCCCTGATTGCCCTGCGGACCTATACCCCCCGTTGAACCCTGGTTACCTTGATTGCCTTGAGAACCAACCCCACCAGTGTTGCCCTGATTACCTTGATTACCCTGATTGCCCTGAGTACCGGCCCCGCCAGTTGATCCCTGGGGTCCTTGAACACCAGCGACGCTTAAGTTCCAATCGGCTTTAGTGCCAGAACCATTGGTAAGGGTCACGTTGATGGTTAGTGTCGTTCCACTGTATGAAGCGACCTGACCCTCCATCCAATTCGTTGGGTCACTGGCACTGACAGCAATGGCGTAGTCACCAGCCACATAAGCCAAACCTGCTTGTGTCGTGAACGCTTTGGAACCGGTTCCATTAAGAAACGACGTTGTGGACGTAGCGTAATAACCGGCTCCTTGAGCGCCTTGATTGCCTTGGTTTCCTTGAGTTCCAACAGCCCCTTGATTGCCTTGAGTGCCAGCAGTTCCGTCATTACCTTGGTTCCCCTGATTTCCTTGATTACCTTGCGGGCCTGTTCCTCCTGTATTTCCTTGATTGCCTTGAGTACCAGCAGCGCCATCGTTCCCTTGATTGCCTTGAGTACCAGCAGCGCCATCGTTCCCTTGATTGCCTTGAGGTCCAGCACCACCAGCATTCCCCTGATTTCCCTGCGGACCAGTACCTCCAGTGCTGCCCTGATTACCTTGTGGCCCTGACCCACCAGTATTCCCCTGGTTGCCCTGGTTTCCCTGTGTGCCAGCGCCCCCAGCATTACCTTGATTCCCTTGGGGCCCTGTTCCTCCGGTGTTACCTTGGTTGCCTTGAGGACCGGTATCGCCCGTGGTTCCTTGTGGCCCCGCGCCTCCAGTATTGCCTTGGTTTCCTTGGGGTCCAGAACCACCAGATTCCCCCTGGTTGCCCTGATTCCCCTGATTACCCTGTGTTCCTGTACCACCAGTTGTTCCTTGCGGACCCTGCACTCCAGCGATTCCAAGGTTCCAATCTGCTTTCGTACCAGAGCCATTCGTCAGCACCACATTAACAACTAGCGTGGTTCCTGAATAGCTAGTTACCTGCCCCTCCATCCAGTTGGTAGGGTCGCTCGCGCTAACGGCCCGAACGTTATCACCTGCTAAGTAAGCAAGACCTGCCTGTGTAGTAAAAGTTTTTGAGCCGGTGCCGTTAGCGAGAGAGGTCGTAGAGGTCGCCATGTAATCAGCGCCTTGAGCGCCCTGATCTCCTTGGTTCCCTTGATTTCCCTGAGTTCCCACCCCTCCAGTTGAGCCTTGATTTCCCTGATTCCCTTGAGTCCCGGCTCCGCCGGTGTTGCCCTGATTTCCTTGTGGACCAGACCCACCAGTATTCCCCTGGTTGCCCTGGTTTCCCTGTGTGCCAGCACCTCCTGTAGAACCTTGGTTACCTTGATTGCCTTGATTTCCCTGGTTTCCTTGGGGACCAGCACCACCAGCAGCACCCTGATTGCCCTGGTTACCTTGAGTTCCCGCTCCGCCAGTTGATCCTTGTGGACCCTGCACACCCGCGATGCTTAAGTTCCAATCTGCTTTGGTGCCCGAACCGTTGGTGAGGGTTACGTTGATGGTTAGTGTTGTCCCAGAGTAGCTGGTAACCTGACCCTCCATCCAGTTGGTAGGATCACTGGCGCTAACGGCCATGGCGTAGTCACCGGCCACATAAGCTAAACCAGCTTGGGTGGTGAACGTTTTCGAACCAGTACCATTAGCTAATGAAGTTATCGAAGTAGCGTAGTAGCCTGCGCCTTGGTTTCCTTGGTTACCTTGATTGCCTTGTGTTCCGGCGGTTCCATCGTTGCCCTGGTTGCCTTGGTTTCCCTGGGTGCCAGCGCCTCCTGTAGAACCTTGGTTACCTTGATTGCCTTGATTTCCCTGGTTTCCTTGGGGACCAGCACCACCAGCATTCCCCTGATTGCCTTGGTTTCCCTGAGTTCCGGCTCCACCGGTATCCCCCTGGTTGCCTTGAGGGCCGGAAGCCCCTTGATTACCTTGAGCGCCCGCCCCGCCAGTATTGCCTTGATTTCCCTGGTTGCCTTGCGAACCAACCCCACCAGTATTTCCTTGGTTCCCCTGGGGACCAGTGCCACCAGCAGTTCCCTGATTACCCTGTTTACCCTGGGTGCCCTGATTGCCTTGCGTGCCGCCAGCACCAGCAGCGCCTTGATTCCCTTGAGAACCAGGACTCCCAGGAACCCCAGGATTTCCTTGGGGACCAGTGCCACCAATAACTCCCTGATTCCCCTGAGTGCCCTGAGTGCCCTGATTCCCCTGTGTTCCTGCGCCACCGGCAGAACCTTGATTGCCCTGATTGCCTTGCGGACCAGCACCACCAGTGGACCCTTGCGGGCCAGCACCACCAGCAGTTCCCTGGTTGCCTTGGTTGCCCTGAGCGCCAGCGCCGCCCTGGTTGCCTATCGGCCCCTGCGGGCCAACGCCGCCGTCTGCACCCTGATTGCCCTGCGGACCCTGCGGTCCAACGCCTTCATCGACTTCAATGTCCACACACTTGTTTGGATCGTCATAATAAACATGAACGTTGTCTGACCCTGCGGCGATGTTTCTGAATTGCAAATCCACGCCGACTTTTTGTTCGTATAGCCCACATCCCTGCGTGCCGATATTCGATGCTGTGTTGGCTTCACCGCTGCCGCCGCCGGTGATGACCGTGGCCAAGCCAAACATTCCAGCGGAGACAAACTGCGCTTGCGTGGGGTCGCTAAGGTCTGTGGCTCCCTGCTGAACAATAAGATATCCTCTAAACGCGGTGATTCCGACGATTGCAGGGTCAACAGTGAACGAGTCGCTTACGTGGATCTTCGCTTCAGCCAAAGTCGGATAGCACGTCTGGCCGTATTGAACAACGACGGTTTCGTTCACGGGGAACAAGAAGAAATACTGAATCGTCCATTGGCCAGCAGGAACCGGGGCCAGCCCAACCGTCAACGTATCATAAAAATTCGGATCAACGTGCGGGTCATATCTTACGATTAACCAAGGGGGTACCCCCGGCGGATACTTCATTACATACGCGAGATATGGTGCTACCAGCGCTGGATCATTAAAGATGTTAGGACTTTTCCGGTCAATATTAACATTGATGCCCAACTCAAACGTCTGTCCCGGTGACTTATCGACCATCAGGTTGTGTCCATCGGCGTAAAACACGTTGCCCGCGACGGTGAACAGCCCGAACGCATCCATGAAGTCACGGAAGTGCAGGAACGAATCAAAGGCTAAGTTGGGTTGGTTCGTGGCCTGGGTAAAATGCACATAGTCCGGTCGGCCAAGACCTCCAAGATAGACCCGACTTCGCAAATCACCCTGGCCTGTTTTTATAGCGTATTGGGTAACGACTCCAACGCCAGCGCCGCCATCTTCAATGTTAATGTAGACAATCGACGTTCCAAGAACCGTCGGTGCTACCCCAACATAATCATCCCATGAAAGGAAAGTAATTCTAGGAACGCCGGGGTCGGTAAAGTTATCAACCAGAATTGCGGTACCAGCAGAGACATCGAATGTTGTAGGGTCAGTCGCGTTAGGGGCGATAGCGCCGCCCGTTATCAATCCAGTCGAAAGCGAGCTGATGAATAAATCTAATGTCTGAGTTGAAATTAACCGAGGGTCTTCGTCGGTAACGAACCGGTTACCGTCACTCGGCTGCCCTTCGGTGCCGACGAGCGCGGCCAGCACATCGCTTGAAAGGCCGGTGGGGAGAGGTTTGGCAACTATAATCATTTGTTATTTTGCGTTTCTTCATTTATTATAAAAATTCAGACCATTTATCCACACGTCCGAGCCTACAGTGCCATCACCGCCCAGATAGAACGTGCTTGACGGCGTTGTAATCGTCGCTCCAGACACACGAGACCCACACGTTCCATTGCAGCAAACCCAAATATTGCCTGCGTATGAGTGGTACGCGCTCACCATCACGTTAGTATGCGCCGTCTCTGCGCAGGCAACCGTAGCCTCTTTTTTAACTCCCGCACTGGTGTAGACATCCCAGTAGAGAACGTTGTTATTGACGTAGAGCTGCATCTTGTTATTACTGCCACTAGTCGCCGGTATCGCAAACAAATAGCGAGAAGTCGTTGTTGACCAGTCCATAGACAATGCAACGGTTCTATTAATATGCCAACTACCAGTGCTTAATTGGTAGGTGCCTGAAACAACACTGGCGTTGCAGGTTGCCGTTGTGAAGGCGTTGACAACGCAAACATCATCAGTATTATAATTTCCGGCATACAGTTCACACGCATCCCAATCAGTAACCGCAGTGTCTGCTGTGCAGTTAATCTGGAAGCGCCAGCTTCCCGGCGAGGCCAGTAAATGAGTATTGACCGTCGCAGCCCATGCAGCGTATCCCGTGGCGTTCGGGTGCTCACATGCCGCGTCAAAGTCGGCGTACTGACACACCTGCGGGTTACCGCTCCCATTTTCTGCCCATGAGAGGAAATCTAAAATTACAGCCGTGGGATGGGCGGCTGCAAAGGTAGTCGCCAACCAGCTATTGTAGGACGCCAGTTGAGTCATTTGCCCCGACGTATAGCCCGTATAGGTTCCGATATTGTCAATGACCAACTTTATCCCGGCAGAGTCCGCAGCCGTGCCGATGGCGCTCATGGCGCTTTCCATATTGGCCAAGGTAGTGCCAAGAATCAGGTCATTGATGCCAGAGTGGATATAGACAATAGCAGGATTGAGCGCCGCCAATAACGGCCATTCGGTATTTTGAAGATATGATAACGTTGTACTGGCGACTCCAAAGTCATAGTTGCCATAGGCATAACCCGAGAAGCCTAAAGCAATGGAGTCTCCCGCGATCACCGTCAGGGCTGTTAGCCAAGGAGCCCCTACGCTTGACCATGATGTTGAAACATCACTAAGAGGTGTAATGTTTTCGGTTGTTATAGGAGTAGTAGAACAAGTTCCATCACTATATTCTTTTATTTGGAGTTGGCAAGAAGCGGTCCCAGAGAGTTTTTTAGCGAAGCATCTCCCATAAAAATAATTAGTGCCCCCGATGGTATCGGTTCCACAAGAACTTGAAACAACCGCCGTCGATCCTGTTTGCGTTATCTTTGCACTGCGTAAACCTTCGGCATAATTTACCATATCCGGGGTAACAGTCGAACCAGATCCTAACGTTGTAACCCAACCCCCCAGGGTTTGACCAGTCCATATTCCTGCCTCAAACGATTGATACCATGGGATATGATTTATCTTGGCCGAAGGGGTATAAAGGCCACCCGATCCACTAACAAAAGATCCTATCGATGAAACCCCAGCAAGAGGCGCAACAAGAAAAGGTTGTGTACCAGAACTAGGAGGCGCAACCATAATGGATGGGGGTGCCGTATTAGTAGTACTCAAAACATTATTTTTACTTGATGCCTGCAACAACCATTGTTGTCGAATGGTGTTATATGTTGCCTGGCTCAAGGCAGTTGTATAATAAGCAATGTGAGAGGCAAGTCCAGCATATTTCCCTTGAAACGCTGCTCCCATACCAAAGTACATATCTGACGTTGAGGCAAAGATTGGGCCTACTGCCACTGAACTTGAGGTCAAGGTACCGTTGACGTAGACGCTCATAACCGACGAACCGGAGGCCACGAAATGGTAGTTCACCATGATTACATTCATTTGAGAAATAGAAACCGAATTTGAGGATGTTAATTCGGTATAATGTGTCGTGTCACCGCTTTGCGAGACAAAAAATTCGATTTTGCTGTTGGAGTCTATCATAACAATCCATTCGGCATTGGAGAACCATGAAGTGCTTGCGCGAAATGCTAATATTGGGGTTGTAGAAACAACCGAAGGCATTACCATAAAGACCGCAGAAAAATCATTGCTAGGATGAAAGACTGACCCGCAGTTAGCATAGGTACAGGAGAGATAACTAGTTGAACCATCAAATGCCCAAGCATAGCCTTGCGTGCCTGATAGACCCAGAGGATAGGTGCCGTCCGTTACTTTAACCGGCGTCCCCGTAACGGTCATGACCGGACCAACGTTTGGCGTTACCGTAGCGCCGACCGTCTGCGAAAAGTCGATCTCAAAAGTCGGGGCTGCGGGTTCTGTATAAGTCCCCGACGTGTTGAGCGGATACCTCTCAACAAGCCCAGACCCCGATCTGTTATTAAGGGGGAACCCCTGCTCAAGAGTAGCACCAATCAGCAAACAGGCCAACACCGCGAGGAATAGCCTTAGCATGAAATGCCCTTTTATTGTTGTGGCACAACGCACAACTCACCGCCGGAAGAATCGGACATATACCCAATCTTCGGACCATGGAGCATGACCGGCCCCAACGTAAAGTCGGCGGGCAACACAATGCCATGACCGGACCCAATCGTTGTGGAAATCGTTGCTACCGGATTCGACCCCTCAAGCAGAAAAACAGCGGCGTTCCTCGTGGTGAGAAGGTAGGCGACGGTCGTTGATGGCAGCGTATACTGCTGCGCAGAAGTCGTTACTGATAAGCACTGGCTTACTGATGAAATGGATATTATGGGCCAAATTATCTCTTCCTGCACACCACCATTTGGTCCGCACTTAATCCGATCCAATTTACTGCTTGGATCAATACATTGCCCAACACTCAAGACACTAAGATCGTAGACCGTTGTTGGAGTAATCCCATCTGTAGTGGGGGTTGCAACGGTCACACCGCTACTCGCCGTCCCATCTGAAATCGTAACTACCCCCCCAGATCCTCCCGATACCGTTTTCAATTGGCCATTTGTATCAACACTGATATTCTTCCGATGCCCATTTGGGTCAATCCCTTGGATAATCCCCTGGGCGAATACCGAACCAACGAGCAGTAATAAGCTTGATATAAAAATAATAATGGTTACGGTGCGTTTATTAAACATTTCTCAGCTCCTTTGAATGGCTCTGGGCATACAAGTCCAGCAACCAAAAGCACTAAACTAATGGCTAGTGTAAGGCAGGGTAGCTGAGATAATTTAATAGTTGTTGGGAAGTAAAATGGGCGCGGAGGCCGGACGCGCCCTTGCCATTGAGGTAGCTACGTTATAACCGTGCTTAAACTGTTTAACTTCCTGTGCCCATCCCCGGCAGACGGACGCCTAGTTGGTTCTATACTCAATTGATGGGAGCAAGTAAATGGAAAAGAGTTCCCCCGCACCATTACGAGGGAACCCCGACTCTTAAAAAACTGATACTACGACCGATATGAGTGTGGGAGAATACTAGGGGGGGCTAATGGCTGTCAAGAAAAAAATAAGGTGATTATTTACTTGACACAACAAATTCAAACGTAACAATTTTAATTTCCAATGTTTCGCGTTTGGCGCAATTTAGTATATACTTAGGGTCGCAACATGCTTCAATAAATTCTGGGATGTGATCTTTTGCTAAATCTTCATTATCGTATATACATTTATGCCAAATCTCAAAAGGCCACCCAACGGTACTCTCGCCCTTTGCGTGTAATCCATATACCATCTTCATTATTGATATCCTTGCTTCAAGTAAATAATCACCGAAAGAAAAAGGAACCCCAGTCGTCTGCTATACGGCTGAGGTTCTGAGCGGCATATTGCCGCAAACAGCGGGGAGATAACCCCAAATACAGTAGGGCTATCTTGCTCGACTCCCCCGCCGTTGTCAATAAAAAAAAGCTTGTCGAGAGGCTTTTATAGAAAGGAGCATCGCCATGAAACGGCGAAGGCTATATCTCCGCCTCAAGTTATTGAGATTGCTTGAAATTGAGGCTGAGATAATTATCGAGCCAGGTAGTCAGCCAGCGGCTATTTAAAAGCCGAATAGGTTAGCCTCTGGCTCAAAGGCTCCCATCCTCTTTATGGGGGTGGGAGCTTTTTTCTCTTCGCCTCGTTTAAAATAAGAGATCTGACCCAGCTAGAGAGACCTTTTTTGTGCTTTTTTGCTAGTGATTCTAGCAACTTATGCTCATCTTCGGTTAGACGTACTCGGAGCATGTAACCTCTTGAATCAGCCTTTTTGTAGCCTTTAGCTGGCATGAAAATAATGTAGCAACATTATAGTTATTTGTCAATAAATAAAATAGGTTATTGACACTTTTTTACTTGACATGAATCTATTTTGTTGCTACAATATAGACATGATGGTGAAAGAAAACAAAAGAGCCTGGCCGATGTTAGAGCACCAGTCAGGCTCAAACTTCAAGCAGCAGGGCCGCTCGAAGCACCGCAACTTCATAGTGGCTCTCCTGCTTGCGCTTGTCAAGTTGGGAGGCTCCACAATGTCGAACTATTTGAAGCAAGAAAAAAAGATCGCCATTCTAAAAGCGCAGGTGGAAGGAAACTCGATCCGCAGCACTGAGAGAATGACTGGCGTTCACCGCGATACGATCATGCGGTTGCTTCTTGAAGTTGGTGAAAACTGCCAGAATATGCTCGATAAGAATATTAAGCACGTTGATGTTGACTCAATCCAGTGCGATGAAATCTGGACTTTCGTTGCAAAGAAACAACGTCGGCTTACCGATAGGGAAAAGGCGTCAAGAGTTGACGAAGGCGATGAGTACGTTTTTGTGGCGTTAGACGCGGACAGCAAACTCGCCATCAGTTATCTTGTAGGGAAGCGTGATAGAATCTCGGCACAAAAATTCATTGACGATCTTGGCTCAAGGTTAAACGGCAACCGAGTCCAGATTTCTTCGGATGGTTTTGAATCCTATGCGGAAGCCATCGAACGAAAATTCGGAAACGACGTTGATTATTCGCAAATCATTAAACAGTATGCCGCCGAAGGCGCGGATCGTAGCCGGTATTCCCCACCACGAGTGTCTACGGTCATTAAAGAAACCATCATTGGCCATCCTGATGATGGCGATGCTAATACCGCTTATGTTGAACGACAAAATTTGACGATGCGAATGTGCATGAGAAGGTTTACTCGGCTGACTAACGCTTTCTCGAAAAAGCTGCGCAACCTAAAAGCAGCGGTAGCTCTGCACTTTGCATACTACAACTTCTGCCGAGTGCATCAATCATTGAGAATGACTCCTGCCATGAAAGCGGGCCTTACCGATCACGTGTGGGAGATTGAAGAATTGCTAAACTACCAACCAGCAATGATGAAAGCAGCGTGATACTACCTATGCCTTTTTCTTGCAAAGTTAGGGTAGGAACATTAGCATTTAGTAACTCCGTTCTTAAAATCAAAGGAAGAGGCCTATGAAAATTACAAGAATATTTCTGTTTTCAATTTTTGTAGTTTCTTTCATCACTAGTTGTGGTAATTCCTCAACCGGGTTACAAGGTCCAAAAGGTGATACTGGGGCCACTGGACCGAAGGGTGATACTGGAGCTACCGGACCAGCCGGGTCCGGATATCAACCGATGGCAAGTGGAACAAGGCTTCAAGTTATACAAGATACCTGGGTGGCATCTGATGGCGCTAAGTATTCTCCGGAGGGTTATTCCTTTCATGATACGACGTTGGGAATTGATTGCAGTCCTGTAATTGCCTCGGATGGTCAAATGCGCTGCCTTCCAATACAGATACAACTTTCCAGCGTCCAATATTATGAAGACAGTGCCTGCACCGTTCTGATAGGCGTTTACGTTACGCCATGTGGATTGCCGTCTGCATACGGTGCGCTATATTCGACGGTGTGTGGAGCTGGTTATAAAATATACCAACTGGGCAGCGGCGTTGCAACAGTCTACGCCAATTACGGAACCTGCCAAACAATATCAAAGAGTTCTACTTTATCGTACGTCCACATTGGTTCAGAAACGCCGCCTAACAATTTTGTTGCCTTTACGAAGCAATAATTTGTGGATTGTCTAGCTGTTTTACCAATCCGCCCCATTTTTAGAAAAGCTGTCAATCAATGTGTTAATTTTCTTGTTGTAGTCTATAAATAGTATGAGATGGCCATGAACACTATACGTGTCAAGGGATTCAAAGATGGTAGGATGGCCAGCCTCGTCTCTGGATCGCCGAAGAAGATTAAATACTCCGGGGAGGTCGAGTCTGATAATTTCTGCTAAGCGGCCTTTCACCTTGTTTCCAGAAACCATATGATCTAACCTTTCCTTCAACACGTTGTACTTGTGGTAAACCCCATCTCTTTTTTCTATTTCCCTCTTGAAGACAGATTTTTTGGTCTGGTCTGTTATGGCGTTTTCAAATTCTTCACAAAAAAGTAAAATCAATCTTTCTGACGCACATCCAAGCATCACAGCCGCTGCTTTGAAACAGTCAACATTAAAAGTCTGTACGGATTCTGAAAGATACATTTCGACGATGTCATCAGGTTTGCCAACTGCCCCCCGAAAAGAGATTAAAAACCCATCGGGGTCGTAAGGTTGTGGCTTTTCTTGTGTTAATACCTCTTTTCCCCAGTCCGTAACTCTGAAAAAGGGAAAGTTAGGATTTGTGTCATTCAACCCCCATACCAATAACCCCTTCACCACGAATTGCCAAAGGGCTTGCCTGACCAATTCGGTTAGCCGTCTTTCCTCTTCTGGTGCTATTGGCGGGCCGGGTCTTCCCGTAACCCAAGCGTCACCAACCTTACCCGGACTAGCTTTAGAAAGCAGATTATTAGCGTAAGCCTCGGTTAACACCTTGGGTACGAAGTTGGTGAATTGGTCGTTACCTTCCTTTAGCTTTGCCAATTGGGTGAGGACAAGAGAATAAACCGCACGATAAGTAAGTTCTTTCGGCATAGAATTGGAATTAACACCAAATAAGATCGAACGCAAGTAAGTTCTAACAACCCCAACTCTCGAAAATAGATCTGCGATAGCTTTCCGTAGCCACAAAAAAATATTGGATAGGATCATCATTAAAGATATCCTTTTTGTTGCAGCAGTGCGCTATTTCGATTTTCGAAGGCGAAATTCAAATTAGGACACTACCAACTTTTGCAATAGGTAAACCATTATCTAAAGTAAATCTTAATATGTCTTGTTCAGTCCAAAATGCTAAAGGAACAGAATAAGGACGTTTGGTTTTTAGTACATTACAGCCTGTTCTCATATACTCAAAC